GTTCTTTCTCTTTCTTGTTTTTCAAGTGCTTTGATCTGCTTCTTCTCTGCATTGATCTTTTTCTTCATTTCATTGATAACTTTTTTCATTTTAGGCATGCCAATTGACCCAATAGCTAACCATTTTATTTGTGCAACAATGCCTCCTATTGTGCTCAAATTTATCGCTTGTTCTGGATCTGTAAACTGTGATCCATCTTTAAGATGTCGAGCTATCCATGCCTCTCTCAGTCTTATAGCTCGTTCTTCCGATTTGCTTGTTGCTTTACCATTGTTCTTTGCTATTGGATAAAGCTTTCTGTATTGATCATTACCTCTTATGTTTCCTCCTGCTTTCCAAATAGAAGGATAATTCAGTTTTATTTTTTCAGCGTAATTTATATCAAATGTTCTATATTGTGAATTTCTTAAACTTACTTTTTTATTGTCTCCTCTAGTTGGGAAATTTGTTACTTCTTTATCTTTTTTTTTTGCATCTATAGATAAATAGCTATCAAGTAAAATGGGTGCATCCATTTGTAATTTGTCAAAGTACTTTTTTATGATTGCATAGGCTGATCTTCTTTCCTCTTCTGTTATTGGTGGCCTTCCATATCTACCATTTAAATGATCAACAGCTAGATCCAACAGGTCCTTAAAGATTGCGATTCTACCTGTTTCCGGTGCTGCATTAAGAATATCATCCGTGTTTAGTCTTCTACCTATACGTATATAATAACCCTCTTTCATTTGATCCTGATTTACATTAAAGAATAGATGCGATTGTTTATAGTCGTTCCAATTTGGAGGAGTTCCCAAAATGCTTTTTAATATCTCTTGTTCTTCTTGAACTTGTGGATTTGATGGAACATTTACAACTTCAAGATCTAGATATTCAGATCCAAATAATTTTATTTCTGGTTCTATTGTTTGAGAAATAACATCCAAGTATTTCATGATCCTGACGTTTTCATCTTCTTCTTCTCCTATATCTTGAGCTTCTTTTTGTGCTCTTGGATAGTCCATGCCCTCATAAGCATAAGCGACTTCAGGAGATACTCCACCGATGAATATATGCTTCTCTATTCTCATCAGCTTATCATTTCTTACACTTTGCAGCGCCTCAACTTCTGAATAGTCATGTTCAAAATGTAAATCACTTTCAAAAAGTCTAGCTATACGAGTAAACAACAAGGCGATTCTTTTTCCTTTTTTAATCTGGTTACTCCAATATTCTACGGCAGCTTGACGGGCTGTGGCATAGTTAGCGCTTGGAATGCCTAATATAGTAGGAGGTACACCTAAAACAGCAGAAATTGACTCTCTTGCGTAGGTTCTAGCAGCTTGGTATTCCATATCTTTAGGGCTTAATTGTAAAAAATCAACATTTACTTGGCCAGATAAAACAAGAGCGCCTCCTGATTTCTGCATACCTGAATATTGATCTAATATTTGACGTCTAACTTCTTTGTTCCAAATATCGCCATCTTCTTTTGGTGACAATAAAACATCAGGTCTTCCCTTTTGCGTAGCTTCTGAAACTAACTTTTGACTATTTAAATCAGCATCTAACTCTCTGGCTAAAGGTTGAATCGCTCCTGTACCATATAGAGATGCTGGACCTTTTGCATAGCCGGCATTCTTCCCATGTATGATCCTATCAGGTGGATACATAACAACAGAACCAGAAGAATTATGTTCATAACCGATCAAGCCTTGTTTTGGATCTGTAACAATTCGCACTTCTTCAGGATGTAATCGAACCATTGAAACAGGTTTATCACCTCCAAGCAATAAAATATAACAGTTACCTGATAATGTTATATCAATAGTAATTTGCTCTCTGAATAAAAATTCATCTATATCTGTAGATGGTTGTCGAAGTAGATCAAGAACAGGATGATCCATAAGCTCGACAGCATTTTGACCATAACCTTTTATCAACTTTAAAGGAAGAGCAGCAAGATCTTGAGATAGTCTTTTGACACCAGCATGTGTATAGCCATGAATACCAAATGCATCCATTGACACCTGTGCAGAGAATGTATTTTTCACACCTCCTACACTGTTCCAACTAGCGCCCCGGTTTTCTTCTTTGGGCTTCTCTATTTCTTTTGCGTAGCCTTTACCAATCAAAGCATTATATAATCTCACAAAGTAATTATCACTCATTTGTATCTCCTAATCTGAAGACATTATATCTTAAATTTCAATTATTGTATTCAAAAAAAGACCGATTATCTATGCGATTCCATTCTGCGAAATTGCATAATTGCATATCTTAAGCTGTCCATTGCGTGATCATCTGTTTTTTTCACAATATCTTTTTTGCTTTTGTTATCCCATTTGTAAAGCCTAAATTCTCGTATTGTATTTTTTACAGTTGAGAAAAACAACAGTCTAGATTTACCTTCTTCATCGATTGCCATATATTCACGGGTCATGTTTATACCTTCATTAACTCCCATGTGTTTTGGTGCTTTTAGTGTTCTAATGTTGCATTCTCTTCCAAGCGTCAATCGCCCATCTTTAGATTCTGGATCTGCTACATACCAATCAATTTCTTCATCGTGTAATTTGTTAAGTCGGTTGATCTCTCTTCCTGATTCTATTGTTGTTTTATTCACCCAATATAATTCACGATAAACAATAAGAGTGGAGTCAGCTGCATAATATCCAGGAGGCGCTTCTGCTATCCATAAGGCGCAAAATGGATGAGATGATCCAAAGTCGATAGATACAAATCGAGTCCAATGATCAGGTATTACAAAGGGTTCTATCATATGGGTTTCTTTACTAAATTCTGGATATACAAGACCACTTTGAGCAGAAAACTCACCGAATAATCTAGACTTTTGAGAAGCATCTGAAAGATGAGATACAGCTTTTCGCATTTTCACACTTGATATATATGGGTTGTCAAGTCCTGAAATCTTAGCAACCTCAAATCCCTTTGAAGGGTTTTCCACAAATCGGGTAAACATCCAAGATAGACCTTTTAAGGGTGTAGCTGTTATTATCACTTTTCCTTTTAAGTCTACAGTTCTTAACATCACTTCATCAAAGATCCCTTCATCGTTTGGCTCTTCGTCTATCCAACACAAACTTATAGACGCTCCCTGGAATGCATCTCTCCCACTATCGCACGATTTATTAACTATTCTTCCACCATTGGGAAGTATTGCCACGGCTTGATCTTGTGAGTTCCACCGTGTTTTTTTCGTTCCTTTGGGTAGATATTTATCTAACTTTGGGCGTAAGTATTCAATCCCATCTTTATAACTTAAAGAAGCACACCAAACAGTTGAGGGGTTATCTGGTATTATATCAGGTGGAATATCATTAAGTATTATCCAATCTTGAACCCATTGTTCTTTTTTACCGGCACAAAAAGCGATTGCTAGGCATGCGCCGATTTCGGTTTTCCCTGCGCGGTTGCCACCACTGATCAGAGTTGCTTCTTCTCCTAGATTAAGAAGTGTGTGCTTTTGGCTCGTTCTTTGCTCACTTATATTGCAATGAAGGCATTTAAAGAGGTTACCCTTTATCCTAGTCATAGGTCTACCACAACCCCTTTCTCTTTGCGTTTTCACGCCCTCCCATCTATGGCAATAGGGAGTCCATAAAGATGCAACACTTAAGGGGTAGTCTTGAGCTTGTTTAATTAATGCTTGTCTAAGGTTAAGAATATTTTCAAGATCTTTTCTTTCCAAGTTTAAAATCCTTATAATCTTTTTGTAAAGCTGTTAAACATTCAGTCATCAATGTACATTTATCAATACCGGTATAAAGATGTATATCATTGATCAATTCTGCTAAAACTGGGATCTTTGGGAAGTTCCTTTTATGACACCAACGATATAGATCCCGATCATTCCACTTCTTGATTTTTATTCCATTTTCATAAACACAAAATCTATTTTGAAATTCTTTTTTTTTGCCTATTTTTTTACTTAACCATAGAGCGAAATGATTATTTTTTATAGACGTGTTTCCTCCTTTTTTCTTCTGATTTTCCATTTATTCCTCATCAAGATCAATCAAAGGTTTTGCCATAAGTTCTTTTAATGTTTTATCAGATTCTTCTATTTGTTGCATCAGCTGAGTTACAGAAATTTGCCTATTGTCAACATTGATCTCAACCACTGGATCTTGTTGTCTACCGTATTCTTTGTGTCTTCTTTCGATAAGCCATGCCGATGCTTGCCACGTCCCTTCTTTAGCTGCTTTTTGTATAATTGCTAGATTTGCAAGAGCGTGATTTGACTCTGCTTTTTTTACCCTTCTATAAAGATCTGCATAGATGGTATCTGTTTCATCTTTACCTCTTGACATCCAAGCGTGAAAGCTTGATCGGGCTACACCGGCATGTTGACATGCTAGGGTTTTAGTCATGCCCACTTGAAACGCTTGCTCAAGTAGTGTGATAATCATTTCATCTATTTTAAAAGGTCTTCCTATTCGTTTAGTCATCTATAACCTCAAATGTAATAGCATCCACTTCCATTATATCATGACCTGTTGCATGTTTAATTCTCTGTAAAGCTATATCGCAATACTCTGGATTCATCTCTGTACCTATAAACTTGAAGCCTTCCATAGAAGCAGATACTCCTGTTGTTCCTGATCCTAAAAATGTATCTAATACGATTCCTCCTTTTGGAGTTAGAAGACGACATAACCATGCCATCAGTTTTGTAGGTTTTACTGTTGGATGAAAGTTTGCTCTCTTTGGATTTGGATTGCCATCTAATCTAGTTTCTCCTGCTCCCATATATCCATCACTTACTTTTTGAGGGAGATCCTCAAGTCCTGTTTCACGTTCTGATCTTGAAGGTTTTGCACATTGATATATATTTGCAGGCCATCGACCTAGATCATGGCCTGCTTTTCTAGAAACATAATTAGTCTTTTTACCTTTTTGATTTGGAAAAAATATATCATCAATACTAGGACCTCCTGAAGTTATTTCTGTAGGGCCTACCCAACAAGGATCACCTATTCCAAATCTACAAGCATCTATATTTATTGCACCTGTACCCCACTTCAAAACATTCTCTGATACATTCAAACCCTTCTCTATAGGCTTTCTGCAAAGGATTGCTGGCTCTTGTGCAGGTTTTAAGGCAGTACCCCAACCTTCCCAATATTGTGCTTCTTCTGTAGCTGGTTTTGTTATATTAAATACTGTTTTTCCTTCTGCATTCTTATGTACTTTTTTTGTTAATCTCATCGTTCCATTTTGAGGTTTATTATCTGAACCTGTTATTTTTTCTCCTACAACTTCTCTCTCTACTCCTTTCATTTTATCAATCTGCTTTGATATATCCATGCTCTTCGGGAAGCCCGAAAAGTACAACCAATTGATTTGGTCCCTAATCTCAAATCCTTCATCCTCCAAAGCAACAACCATTCTATGAATTGCTCTTGTAGCACCAAAAGCAACTAGATGACCTCCTGGTTTTAATACTCTAAAACATTCTTTAGCCCAATCAGATCCAGGCACTGAGGAGTCCCATGCAGAGGACATAAAATCTATACCATAAGGGGGATCTGTTACAATTGCCGATAAAAAATTTTCTGGAAAGGTTTTCATTATCTCTACGCAATCACCACAAATAACAAATTGATCACCTACCTTATAAACTCCTTTATCTTTGGCAATCTTCACACGTTCAAGATCTAAGTTATCAGCATCTTCATAATCGGAATCGTTTACAGTGTTATCTTCTTCAGGTGGAATATCAAAGTTAGCTCCATTAATAATTTCATCTAGCTCTTCATTATTCCATCCAATATCTGATAGATCATGTTCCGGTAAAGCTTCCAGAAGACTTTTAAGCATATCTTCATCCCATTCTGCTATCTCACCAAGTTTATTATCTGCAAGTGCTAACAATTCGGCTTCTGTCTTGTTTAAACGCATAAAACGTACCGGTATTGTCTTAAGACCCAAACTACGCGCAGCTGCTATTCTAGTATGACCGGCGATCACCATGTTATCTTCTTCTCTAGCTATAACAGGAGAAGCAAATCCAAATCGCTCTATTGATCTTGCAACCTTTGCAATAGCTAATTCGTTATTCCTTGGGTTGTGTTCCCATTCTTTGAGTGTATCAATATCAACATATTCACCAATAGATTCTTTTTTATTACCCATAAAAACCCCATAAAAAAAGACCAGATATAATCTAGCCTTTTATTTTCATCTTGACAATGTTTGCGTTATTTTTTCCAAGCATTTATATTTAAATCATGCCTTTTTTTATATACATTTAATCTAGAAATTCCAATTTTTCTAGCAACTTTTTCATCTGACATCGTTCCTAGCAAAGATATTTCTTTTTTAGTCCATGTTCTATATACATCTTTTTTTGACGCGTAGGATTGTATATTTAATCGGTGTCGTTGATATGTCACTGTACTTGAACTTGGTATATTTAGAATTCTAGAAATTTTTTCATCTGACATCGTTCCTAATAATTGTATTTCTTCAAACGTCCAATATCTTTTAGGTCTTCCATTTTTTTTCATGTAACTTATGCTTCTTTTTTAAGCTCTATAATTTTTTCTGTAGATTCATGAACTATCTTCTCAACAGTGAAAACCCGTAGATCTGTCACCAGGTTAATCACACCTTGCAGATATTCAATCGCATCTAGATTATAATATATGCATTCTTCTAGACCTGACTCGTATGTTAATACTATTACTTTCATTTTATTCTCCTATTGGTTAGTAGTTGATTATTTTTTTAAATTATTGTTATGTAAAGTTACAATATATTTCGCAATGCTTTTGTTTTCGACCTCAGCAATTTGTAATCCTGTTTTTATATTGTAAATAATCCATGTTATATTTGGTATTCCTTCAGTAATTCCCCATTTTTCTATATTCATGTCATTTTCCTTTGGTTGGTTGGTTAGTGTTTTTATTATAGCATTTGTTTCACGCTATGCAACACTTTTTTATAATTCTTCTATTAATTCTTCATTTTTTTTATTTAAACGATCATCCATAATACACATTAAGCCATCGATAAACAACGATCTTAAATCGTGACCAAGTACATCAGCAGCAACACGACAAATCTTCTCCAGCTGATCAATCGATAGCTCATAGTAATTATTTTTCCATCGATAAACAGTAACCCTATTAACATCTAACATTTCAAGGGTTTGTTTCTTTCCTATTTTCTTTTCTATATTTCTGATCAATCTGCTGATAAATAATTGTAATTTCATTGGTATCTCCTAAAATGGAATTTGGTTATATTGTTTTACTTGTCTTTTTACTTTGGCAGCTAGAGCAATCGCTTCTAAATGATTATATTCTGGCTCATAATGCATGATATACATATAAACGCATATTTCAGGGGTTAGCTCTTTTCTTAAACCTCCAACAGCTTGTAACTTTTGCATTTGTATATAATGATCAAAAAGCTTTGGAAAAGGTATCATCTTTTATATTCCCTGATATACTGACTTTTCTCTATATACCGTTCAATAAGTCTTAATAAATGTTTACAAGGCTTCTTTCTTTTCAATCTATAATTAAAGTCGTGACATCCACAGCTATACATCCGATTTGGCCATTCTGGCGTTCTGTTCCAGATCTTTAATTTGTGGTGTGATTTCTTTGTGGTGGCTGTAATTACTGTGAATTGAGCATCCATATAAACCATGCAAGATTCTAGATCTACCCTTTTGGATCTTACATATGTTAGTGGTTCTTCTTCCTTATATTTAGTAAATATTCCTTCCATATAGCTCTCTAACTGGTCTAACCATTGATCCCTAAGCATCATAGCCTCCGAGTATAAAGAGAGCAGCTATAGAAGCAGCAAACAACCCTAAAAAGCTATATATTTCTATTCTGTGGTTTAGACATGCATTTGCTATGTCTATTATTATATTTTCCATTGTTATTTCCTATTGGTTTTTATTGTTGCAAAGTGTTTTTTTACAATTTTATTAACTACTTTTTGCCATTGTAAATCGTGATTTTTTTTTAAATAATCATAAATTTGTTCATCAAAATATGCTTTTTCTATCATTTTTTTTAAATTTCTTTTACTCATTATTATTTCATTGGTTTTTATTATTGGTTTCGTTTATATCTTCTTGGTTCTTCTTCTCTTCTTCTGTTCATCTCTTCCTGGTGTTTATGCCACAGAAGATCCTCCTGTTCTTTGGTCAATGGTTTCTTTTTCATTTTATTCTCCTATTGGTTGGTTGATGGGAGGGTTTCCCCTCCCTTGGTTATTAGTTTATTTTGCTCTTGCTGCTCTTCTTGCTTCTCTTCTTGCTTTACATGCTGCTCTGTGTGCTGCTATCTTTACAAGTTGCTCTTGATAGTATTCTCCTTGCTCAGAGTTTAGCTCAATTCTTCTTATAGCTGCTGTTAATGATCTTTTTTCTGAAGATGTTGCATCTTTTTTCCATGTTCTGAGTTCTTTGCTTGCTATGGTCCATTGTTCTTTTGTTCCAACTATAGCGCATCTATTATAAGAATCATTTTTTCTATCCCAACTTAAATCAGCTAGTTTTTTAATCATTGATGCCATATCGGTTTGAAAAGTTATTGTTATTGTAGTCATTGTTATTTCCTTTGGTTGGTTAGTGTTTCTATTATAGCATTTGTTTCACGCTATGCAACAACTATTTTTTATTTAATTTCTTCATCTCCTTTACTTTGCCCGGAATAGCTGAAATGTTACCATATTTCTTTTTTTTCTTTTTATATGCCTTGAATGGTTTTCCAGGCGCAAAGCCCATAGATATAGTTCTTTCAATACCAATCAACTCATCCTCAATCTCTTTTTTTAGCTTATCAATGGTTTGTTTTAATTTCTTCTGGCTTTGATAGTCTGATTCTTGTAGCTCAGTACCACAGGATAGACATATAGTGTTGTTGAAACCAATATATAGCCTCACACTATGCCCACACTCTAAACACGTAACCAACACGGTGTATTTACCGTTATCTTCTTTTCGTTTCGTTGATACAATACAATTCATTTTTCGTGTACCTTGGAATGGCAAGATCTACACAATACAATCAAATCGGATGGATCTTCATTACCTAATCGATCATAGCTGTTATGATGTACATCGAGAATAGTATCTTTACATGAGCAGGCTTGACATTTATATCCGGCATTCTGTAAAGCTATGCTTCTAACCTTTTTCCAATGCTTAGAATGC